TATCAATGACTGTTAGATTTATTGATATTGACCAAGTGTTAGGTAGAAAGGGAATTACTGGCGGAGAATTGATCGAAGTGACAGTTAAAGATGGTGATGAAGATGAATTTAAGATCACTAAAGATCATAAGATGATGTTGAATGCTGTCACAGACATGAATACTACATCACAAACTCAAGAAGCGACTTTGGAATTTGTTTCACAGGAAACAATTATTAATGAAACTGCAAGACTTAATAAAAAATTTACTGGAAATATTTCTCAAACTGTTGAGGATATACTTACGAAAGATAAAAAAGGAATTAGAACCAAGAAGAAGGTATTTGGGCCAAAGACACTAACAACTGACGATAATGTCACAATTGAAAAAGATAGAGCTGCAAATTCTTACTCATTTGTAGGTAATTTAAAAAGACCTTTTGACACAATACAGTGGTTGTGTTCAAAAACACAATCAGGCAAAGAGAACTTTGGTTTTTTATTCTTTGAAAATTTAGATGGATATCATTTTAGATCTATTGAACAATTAATAAAACAAGAGGCACTACCATATGAACAAACAGATGACCCATTTAACAATGGTGAGGGAGCAATAATCTTACAAAATAAATTGAATCAATCAAATAATATAGGCATGAATTGTAGAATGGGAATGTATGCTAATAAAACAATATTCATTGACATTGAAAATCAAACTGCTGATGTAGATGACTTTGATATTACAAAGATAGAATTAAATAAAGAGTTAAAATTAATGGATGGTATTGAAAAACACCCAACACGATTGATGCTTCGAGTCAATGATGTTGGAGTTGCACAAGTTGGATCTGCAAAAACAGATACTGTGCCACGATCAGAACTTGCCGTCTATCAAAATAAATCTTATATTAGAAATAACTTACTATTTTCTCAATCTCTTAGTATATCAATACCTTTGAATACAACATTAAGGGTTGGTCTCGTGCTTGATGTTAAATTACCTTCAAAGAAAGGTGACGGAACAACAGAAACATCCTCTTTTGGAAATGAAAAAAGTAATGATCCAAGTGGAAGATATTTAATCGCTGAACTGAGACATTTGATGGGTAGACAAAAGGCTGAAACTCAGTTAAAATTAATTCGTGATGTATTCACACCACCAACCACAGATGAACTAGTTCGACGTGATAACGAACAATATGGAAATACCTTCCCGCCAGGAAGTTTTTAAACAAAACGCTTAAATAAAAGAAAAGGAGAATCAAATGAAATCAATCGAAGATCACATTGAATACGATAAGAAAATTGCTGATGACCCACAGGCAAATCCAGCAGCAAGAAGACATGCAAAAGAAGAGTTGCATGAACTCGAAGAGTATGTAGAACACCATAAAGCAGAAATCGAAGCAGGCGATCATCATGATCCTAATGCTTTGGAACTATTTTGTGACATGCACCCAGATGAACCAGAGTGCCTAATTTATGACGATTAACTAGATGTATAATCCAACAGAAACTAATTTTTTGGGAAGAGACCCTATGCAATGGTGGATTGGTCAAGTGACTGATCCTGAGAAAGGAGAGTGGGCTAATTCTTTAGAAAAACAAGAGGCTGAAGATGGAGAAGATATTTACTCTCATCGATGTCGTGTTCGTATTGTTGGATATCATGGTAATGACGCTGAACTACCAGATAAAGATTTACCACTCGCACACATTCTTTTGCCACCTAACATGTCCACTGTAGGAGGTCGTGGTTCGACAACCAGATATGTGGGTGGAGAAGTTGTAGTTGGATTTTTTCTTGACGGTGCAGATGGTCAACAACCGATTATATTTGGAACTTTATTCAAACAATCTTTCGTTGAAGATAAGTTAACAGCTGCAAGGTTCAACGCATTTAAACAAACAGAATTTACACCATACACGCCACCAAATGATAGAGATTTATCAGGTGGTCATCAATTACATAAGAAGAGTCCACTAAAAAACTCATTCTCGCCAGGTGAAAAAAACAAAACTCTTTCACAAAATAAAAAAGAGAATGGTACAAATCAATCAGTTACAAATTACACTGCATGTGAAGATAATGAAATATCAAAGATAAGTCAAGCTTTGAAAGATTTTACTCGACAACTCAATGAATTTCAAAAATTAAATTCAACTGATGTTTTTGTTAATCCAGTTTACGGTGGTATTGTTGATATCAAATCAGAGATACAATTAACTACAAATCAAATTCATAACTCGATGACAAAGTTAATTCGTCGTGGTCGTTCGTGGGTAATACAAGAAACATTAGATAAGATGTCAAAAACTCTATCTGATAAAGTATCAAAACCAAATCAAGCACCTACAGCTCAAGCGATGAGTGCGTTGACTAATACAATATTTTGCAACTTTGAAAAAATACAGGATGGATTGTTAGATTATCTCTCTCAAAGTTTAGAAAATATGTTAGGACAGGTTTTAGATGTTCCTATTTGTGGTATTGAAAATTTTATGAGTGATATGTTTGGTCAGATTAATAATATCTTAGACACATCTCTTGGAAGCATGTTTGATCAATTAAATGCGATTCAAGGTGGTGGTATCGCACTTCCAAGTGCAACATTTACGAAGGCGATCAAGTTTGCAAATATCATTACAAATGTTCTTGATTGTGATAGACAAAATTGCCCAGAAGATAACACTGTACACTCACCGAAGAATGGAATTTCAAAAGTTATTGAGGATAAGTTTGATAATATTGCTGATTTAATGGGATTAAGTTCCTTAACAAATCCACTCTTAGATGCTATTGATGGTGCAATTCCAGCATCACCAACTCGACCTGACTGTAGTACCAACGTCCTTAAATGTGGCCCACCAAGAGTTGACTTCATAGGTGGAAAAGTTGGCACTCATGGTGCGACTGGAAATGCAATTGTAAATGTTCTTGGTAGAGTTATTGGTGTTTCAATCACTGAGCCAGGATTTGGATATGTAGGCCCACCATTAGTATCATTTGTTGATAGTTGTGAAAATGGATATGGTGCTGGAGGATTCCCAATCATGGGTGATGTTATAGATCCAGATGGAAATCCTTCTACTGGTGTGATTGCAGTTGTTATGACTTCTTCTGGTCAAGAATATCTACCAAATACAACAGAGACTGATATTGATGGAAACGTAAAAGAAATTATTCCAGATCCAAATGCTAACTATGACGGTGAAGTATCTTATGTAACTTCATTGGATAGTGTTGTTGTCGAAAATACAGGATTTGACTATGATAGTAATGATACAGCATCAGTAATTGGTGGAACTGTTGGTGGTGTAGGCATTGATACAGATGATGTCACAAAGCCTGGACAAGCACAGATTGAATTGATTACTGAGGATGGATTTATCACAGGAGCAAATGTTGTGAATGGTGGATTTGGATTTACTTCACTTCCAAGAATAAGAATAAATAGTGACACTGGTGCTGGTGCTAAATTAAGACCAGTTCTTAAATTCACTAGAGTTGATGATGCGTCTCAACTTGCTCAGGTAACTCAGGATGCTGTTGTAACTGTAATTAGTTGTATCGAGAAGTAAAATGACAAAAGATTATAAAGCGCCAGATGATGGTAAAAATTTAGAAAGAGAGGTTCACGATAGATATTGCACTCAAAGTGGGCAGAGTAGCATACATGGTGATACCAACTATGAGATTCAAACTCAAGAGGGACAATCTTTTGCATTTTATGCCGACAAGGGTGAAGGTAGAGATACGCCAGGCGGTGCTGGAACTGGTAAATCAGTTTTATATACGCCAGGGTGTTCTGATGAATGTCTTGGTGAAGGATTAAAGGTTAGAAAAGCTGGTGATATCGAACCTGTATATGCAAAAAAAATATTATGTAAAAAAGGTGATATGCTCATTGATTGTTTGAATGGTGATGTCACGATTCGAGCAAGGAATATTAATCTTCATGCTAACGGTGGTGGTGATGATGGTCAATTAACTATGGAGGCATGTAGACTTGCACAGTTAAAAGCGCCAGATGTGAGAGTGCAAGCGGAAAAAATATTATTGAGTGCCACAAATAGTGCCAATATAATAAGTAAAGGTTTCTTTCAACTTAAATATGGGTTTGCACTCGCTGCTGCTGATGCTGATATGAAGTATGGCGTGATGTCAAGAGTTTTAGAGAAAGCAACCACAATCGTACCACCTAATTTAAACTGATGCACATAGTTAAAACACAAACAGATAAATTAATCGTAGGAACAAATGATGTTTCCTATTTTGAACCTGATACATCACCGACAGGAACTGCGGTGTTGAATGGGCCTGTTTACATTGGTGAACCCACCATGTCTTTGTTAGCTGGAGGATATGAGGCCGCTTTAAATGTCGCATCAAACGGCGCTACTCAAAATCCACTTGATACTCAACCAGCATATGAATCATCTTTAGCAATACAATCTGATGGTAATATGGTGATTCGTGGTGATGGTAAAACAAAAAATGCATTAGTTGTATCTGGTGGTTCAGATATTGACACTGTTCATATTATAGGTGATTTGCATGTAACTGGATCAGTTGATTGTCTTTCTAAGGGGAGATTAGAACAAAGACATTCAAAAGCTGACGGATTACCACCAAAAGCTTTTGATATAGAACATCCTACAAAGGGAAAAGGTCATCGTCTTCGTTATGTTTGTTTAGAGGGGCCTGAGTCTGCTGTTTACTGTCGTGGTAGGTTAAAAGAATCTAATGTAATTACTTTACCTGATTATTGGAAAGGTTTAGTTCATGAAGATAGTATCACTGTTCAGTTACAACCAATTGGATCAAATCAAAATCTTGTGATTCAAGAGTTCAATAATGAATTCATTGTCATCGCAGAAGATTCAACCAACACCGATTTGGTCACTGATTTATCTACTATTGATTGTTTCTATCATGTATATGGCGAGAGAAAAGATGTGAATCCACTATTAGTTGAGTATGAGGGAAATAGTAGATATGATTATCCAGATCCAAACTTTAGAGAGGATTCAGATATTCCCTTTGAAGATCTTAATTTTGTTGATCCTAAATATAATTTCCCAAGAAACACAATTACGACTTGAATAAATAAACTTAGACAGAATCTGTAATCAGAGAAGAATAGGATGCCTCTTTCAAGACTGGAGAATTTTCTAAAGAATATACAAGGTAACGTCATCTACGTTGATCCCAATGAATTGGATGCGACTGATAGTATT